TTCCTTCTTCTGCCCCATCAATATAAAGATGGAGTTTTGCCCCATCATAAGTTGCCACCACAAAATGCCAATCGCCATTAGTAACAGTATTAGTGCTGGTAATTAACTTATAATCAACATCCACTGTTGTTCCGGTATTTTTGGCACTTATTAAAGTTAATTTGTTAGAACTGGAAACATAAAAAGAAATTCCAGCCATATTGGTATTTTGGGAGTAAGACTGGAAAATCCATTGATTCACCCCGGTATAAGCTGTTTTTATCCAAGCACTGATACTAAAGTTTCCTGATGGCTGAAAATCTGCGTGGTCAACAACAGTAAAAGCATTATCAAGTCCTAATCCTACCGAACCGCCAAACTTAGGTGTTCCGTCAAGGGGATAACTGATAGGAGATAAAGTATGGACACCTTCTGAAGTATCAGTAGTTAAAGCACCGGCAGTGAAGCGGTAGTAAGCCGCCGGAGGAAACTTGCCTTTGAGGTTGTTAAATTCTTGTGCCATTGTATTTTTATTTGCCTCATTGTATTGAGGAGGAAGTTATTAAATAAAACTTAACCTTCTATATTTTTTCATATAATTAGTTGTTGCCCTGCATATTTATTGCCAACCTTACAAAAAGCAATATGATGGTAATTAGTATCGGTAATTTCTCCGCCATAACCAGTATCCACGAGAAAAAAAGTTAAGCTCCTGTTATTGACCCTGGAAATCTGGTTCTCCTGTAATATTTTAAGTAATTGATATTTGGAATAACTTCATATCCCCCTATTTCCTCAATTATTGGTGGTGCGTGTGTTCCCCCTGTTTGGGTTATATTCATTCTGTAATATCTGAAGGCAGTTGAATTTGCAAATTCTAAAACAACTTTCTCACCTGTCGCATAAGAACCAGCACTAACAGTTGCTAAGTTTGTCCAATCAGAGTTGTTGTTTGAACCATCAATGGTATAGTCTGCAGGGTCGTAATCATGGGCATTTGAGAATTCATTAACCTGAAAAACAAGTTTTCTTAAAATTTTGGTAATGGCTACGCCTAAATCATATTTTATCCAAGAAGTCGGCCCACCACCCGCCCCTGCATACCAATAATTAGTGGAAGTGTCCCAAATCCCGTCAAAGGCATAAGAAGCCTCGTGTCCTGCTTCTGCGGCATTTGCTGTAGGTGTTCCGCCTGTAAAAATATTACTACCGTAGGCCATATTTAATCTGTTATCCTTTTTAGGGAATAAGTTTTTCCCTTATTCCAAGGAACTATTCCTTTCTTAAATAATGTCTTTTTCCAATTCTCAGTCATAATTTTATAAGGTTTATCATATTTTCTATGACACTTAATACATAAAGGTATGTAATCATTTTCATCTCGTTTGGCGTGGTGAGAAATTGAAGCCCATTCAAGTTTCTCTACCGCACCGCAATAAACACATTCTGTTGGCTTTCCTAATTTTCTTCTTACCCAGTGATGCAAACCAACCTTTCCAACGGAATTGCCTTTCCATTTAGGGTTTTTTTCTCCTATAAGCCAAGGTGTTGACCTTCCATTTGGATATAGTTTTTTTCCTAAATGTGCTAACCTGTTTCTCTCGTTTTGTTCCTTGGTTCTTCTTTTTTTACTGTTTGCTAACCCAATTTTTCGCTTATGTGCTTCAGTCATTTGATATGCCATAACTGAATTATATTTAATCAGTTATTGTATGTCAATGACCTCAGTCTGTTATGGAATTTACAAATCCAGAAAGAGTAATCACATTTGCGATTGAAGCAAATGCTGTAATTACCATTCCATTTTGTAAAATAAGTCCAGGAACTACTAATTGCAATCCTGACTTGCTCGCTAATGTGGTAATGATATTTTGGTCTGGGACAGTTACACCGCCAAACTCAATGGTTAAAGTAACTGGGTCAGTATGACCATTGTAGGCAAAAAGCCATATCTCATCAAAAGTCCCTGCCACTGTTCCTGCAACTGCAGTATGGATTGTAGTACCTAAAGTTGCTGTTGCAACAACCTTAATTGGCTTCCCGTCTGTGCTTCCTGATAAGCGTCTTTTATATACACTCATATTCACCTCCTTTTCTTAAATCATAAATTTTATGACAACTCCTACATAAAGGAATATAATCTTCTATTTTTCTTGCAAAAGTATGATTTATGTTTGCCCAATCAATAATACCTTCTTCTTTTGTCTTGCCACAGTAAACACATTCTTGAGCATTACCAAAATGCCTATGAATCCATTGGTGAACAGTTCCATAACACGCATTGATACCTTTCCAAAAAGAATTTAATTCTCCTGTTACCGCCAAAAAATTCTTTCCTTTATTCCAAGGTTGATTATCCTTCTTAAATCCAACTTTATATCCAAGTTCAGAAGATTTCAAACATCTTAAACATTGACAATTCTCCTTGTGTTGAGGAGGAGGATTCCCTTTCTTAAATGATGTTTGGTTTGCGTGTTTTAACATACTAACTATATACTTGAACTTTTAACCATGTATCTCCTAATGCTGGTGTAGCACTTATCCAATCTGTGCCATCTGAAGTTAATACTTTGCCGGCTGTGCTTGGAACAACACTCGGCACATTATGAGAATTTTTCAAAGCAAGAGCAGTGGCAAATTTAACATCATCAGTAGCCGTATCAATTTCTGCCGCACTTGCTTTAACATTGGCAGTTGCACCATCAGCAACATTAGCTATCGTTCTTATATTTGCTCCTGTTAAAGCCTCTGGAACACCTGTAGAAGCAGTTATTCTTCCAATAACCTTATCCTGAGCCAAATCAGCCATTTTAGCCAAAGATACCGCACCGGTAGCAATTGTCTGAGCGCCATCTGCAACGGAAGTTACTTCCCCTGAATGGTTAGGATGAACATATAAGTTATAAAGACTATCAAAATAAGTTTTTAGAGTGGATTTAATGTTTGCCCAAGTTATTTTCTTGGTTGTAGTAGTAGTAATGTCAACAATCGGCACTACATCAGTGTCTATTGCTGGAGTGTAGCCTGTTAATTCTGTTATCTTTAAGTCAGCCGTAGAAAACACCTCCTCTCAAGTCATAGTTCTTATGACAAGAAACACATAATGAAATATAGTCATTCAAATCTCTTTTTGCTTTATGAGAAACACTTGCCCACTGTAATTTTTTCTCACTACCGCAATAAACACATTCACAAGGTTTTCCTAATTTCCTATTAACCCAATGATGCAAAGCAAAATATCCAACCTTATCTCCTTTCCAAAGCCATTGTTTATCTCCCTCCACCGCCACCATCCCTAAATGACCTTTCCCAATGTTTAATGCGTGTTCGGCTGACTTCTTTTTTCCTAAAGAAGCCAAACTCATTTTTTTCTTCATTTCTTCTGGCATTTTTTTACCCTTCCAATAAGAATGTTCCTCTTTAGTAAGAGTGTGATGATTCTTTAATGCTTCTTCTGATAGTGTCCAATGTTTTCCCATTTTATTTAAAATCTATTAAATCAGGGTTCTCTGTTATTATTACCTCTCCTGTAGGCATTATCATATTCAAGCATTTAACTAAACTTTTCTTTTCTTCATCCCAAATTCTTGTTTCGTATCCAAAACAGTAAGCAGTAAAGAATCTTTCATCCGCACCTCCAAGATTCAACCTGACTTTCTTGTAGTAGTGAATCAACTTCATTCTTCCGGGAATAAATAAAAGTGTGAAAGCAAGTTTTCCGTCTGACACCATCTTAAAAATCGCTAATTTACTTTGGTCTATTTCCTTAAATTGGTGAAACAGACCGGTTTTGTCGTCAAACTGTTTTAAGATTGTGCCATCTTGGTAATGTGCTTCCCACTTCCATTTCTCCTCTACTACTTCTTCCCAATTTCCATCCCTGAAAAATTTATATTCCATATTTTAGGCATTATATTGCCTTTTTAATCTTAACTACCTTTACTGCCTCTCTCTAAGGCACTTTTTGATATTGCCTCATAGTTTGGGTCTAAAGCCACCTGATGTTCAAACTCTTTCGGCTTAAAACCTGTCGTACAAATATGTTCCAAGTATTCCTCAGTAGTGGCAAATTCTGCTTTGCAAACTGAACAAATATCCATATTATTTTAATTTATTAACCCTATCATACTTTTTATGACAACTTTTACAAAGTCTTAGCCAGTCATTTTTATCCCTTTTATACTCTCCACTTATGTTTGCCCAATCATAACTTTTCTTATCACTTTTTCTACAATGTTCACAATAATTGGGACTGCCAAAATGTCTAACCATCCAACTGTGTTTTCCTCCGTATCCACAACTGTTACCTGTCCACCGCCAATGGTCTTTTCCTATCTTACTATTTGTATTTCCTATCATACTTTTAGCAATTTTATCTCCCCAAGTATGAGTTCCTCCTTTGGAAACAGGCATTTTGTTTTCCTTATATGACCTTCTTGGAATATCATAAAAGATTAACCAATGTCTAACAGTTGACTGCCAGACACAGTATTCTTTTGCTAATTCCCAAGTGCTAAGCCTTTTGTTAAGGTACTTTTCTTCCAATTCTTCTTTAGTTGGCATACTTTAATGATATACCAACTTCATCACATTGTCAATCCTATTTATGCAATTTCATCGTATTGAAATGAAATTGTGCTTGTTGAACCTGCAATATCTGCGACATTGGTTGATATTTGGTGAACCAAATAATCTGAATACCCAGTTGCTAACAATGAACCAGCAAGTGAACCTGCGATTCCCAAATTGGCACTGGCAGGAACAGCAACTGGCATAGTTTGGTCAACAGTAAGAATGGCGATTTTAACCGGAGTAACATAAGCGATTGCTCCAGCATAGGCCGCTATCCGTGCATTAGTTTCGTGGGTTGCCGCACCTCCTAAAGCACCAGTTCTCCAGATTTTTAAATTCTCAATCTTAGAACTTCCGCCCATTGCCGTTACATGAATTCTCTGATATTTAGCATAGGTTTTTGCTCCCGGAGTTACAGGAAAAGCCACTGGGTCTAAATTGACGGCTTCGGTGTTACCCATATTTGTATTTGTAATGCTGTGAGTAACTGTTTCAGCACCACCATTGCTTTCGCATATTTCTATTGTTGCGGCCATATTTTTTTCACCTTCCTTCTTTTATTAACTAATAAATAATATCAGATATTTTTAAACATGGGTGGCTGTTACTAAATCCCAATCTGTTGCCGCACCACCATTAGCAACTTGGATAAATAATTTTCCACCTGTTGAAATATAAAGTGAACCGATTGCATCTGCTGTTCCGACTGCGGCATAAACTGCGGCTTCATCTGCGGCAGAACCGCTAAATATCTTTGCTCCTGTCCCCAAAGTAACCTGACTGACTGGTGTTCCAGTAATTAAAAGTCCGTGTGCTGTTGCCGCATTGTTGCCAATCGCCAAATGTAAACCAGATTTCAAATTAACTACTTCTCCGCCAATATCAATCATTACGCCGTTATAGTCAGTTGAAGTTACCGCTCCCGCCCCTCTTAAAAAGAAATGAGCGACTTCCGCATTGTTAGTAGCGATAAATGCTTCTGCTCCGACATCTAACTTAATAGAGTGTGCCGATAATGCGGCCGTTGTTCCTGTCCCTCCGTGGGTTAAAGTATCCTGTCTGACATATCCTTCGGCAATTGCGGAATTATTTGCTCCGCCAGTTAAACCGACATTTAATACCGCCCTGTCCGTAACTGGAGTTAAACCTGAATCTCCTGCCCCTGTAATGTTTAACTTTTTGTAATCAGCCAGCAAGTCATCACAAGTTGTTGCCCCATTAGCAGTCAAACAAACTTCTCTTGCCTTTAAAAGTGAATCAGCACTTGCACTAACAATCTGTGGCACTGCCGAAGTTCCCATTACTAATTTTCCAATGTTATTTGCCGTCTTGTCAAAAGAAAGACTGACTTTAGTAGCAGGAGTAGCAGTCGTTGTCCCAAGAGTCAAAGAAACATCATCTAAATAATTATCACCTGAATTTGTGCCAGTCAATCCTAAATCTGTTTTAAGAGTTGCCAAAGAATTGACTTCTGGAACTCCTGCGGCGGCTGTCTTGCGATAGATAAGTGAAGAAGTTGCCATATCCGCCATCTTCGGTAAAGTAACCGCTTTGTCATCTATGTTTGTAGTGCTGGCTTGGTCAACCAAATCCCATGCAGAAGAAGTTTCATCAGCCGTATTCATATAAAGTCCATTGCCGGTAGCATCAGTCTTAATGAAACTTGCACCTTTAGAAAATCCTTCAGCTCCGGTTGGAACAGTCAAACCAGAAGCCACTAAAATCAAACCATTTTCATCAACACTGATAACAGAATTAGTCAGATAAGGAAGTAAGGCTGTCAAAAAGTCTGTTTGAGGGTCAGTTCTATTAGCAACCGGAATTGCCTCTATAGCATCAATTTTCTTTTGTGTTTCAATTGGTAAATCTGACTTTAATAAAAATACTGACATAATTTATCTCCTATCTTTTAATATAACATACTTTTTAATTAGTTCATCAAGAGGGAAAATTGCTTTTCCCTCCAATCAGCTAACTAAGTTAGACACCACAAAGTAACATAGCACCCATTTTGCGTCTTTCATCTACGACCTTCGCACCATAAATGTTAAGTCCTTTATATGCTTTACCGAAGTCACCGATTAAATCTTCAATCCCTGACTCTACCCATCCCATTGCAAATGTAAGCCATGATTTGTGAACCGCCAATACTTGAAACCCAGTGGTATTATCACCAGCCACCTGAGTATTCATAAGCACCTTAAATCCACAAATGTTTCCTACATATCCTCTCTTAACTATATCTTGAAAAGAGGCATCAACCGAGGGAAGAAGTTGGGTTGTTTGCACCAAGATTGTATAAATCTCCGGTGGAACAATCAACCATCTATCCTCTTGTGGGGCTTGAGCCTTATTGAGTTTCTCTTGTAGTTTGGCTACATAACCATAAAGAGTGTTGTAAGCAACCGTAACTTTAGTTACTGCCTCAGTAACATAAGCCGCAGTCGTGATTGTGCCTCCATTGTAAGGATAAGTCTGTGGCAAATCATCATCTTTATCATCTATAACAAAACCTTCAGTTGTGCTTGATGTTGATAAAACCCGATACCATTTGGAATGACCGACTGCTTTAATACCTTTTCCTACCCAAGCAGAAGTTACAGGAGTTGCTCCTCCAACTACAAATGCACCGGTTTGAGTGGTGATTGTAATTGTCCCTGTATTTGCATCAGTTCCAACCCTATTTCCTGCACCCACATCACCTCCAAAGCCCAAAACAAAAGCATCAACCTCTTGAGCCAATGTTTTTGCAACTGTTTCTAAAAGAGAATTTTCGGGGTTCTTAATCCAAGAATGAAATCTTTGCAGTGATTGAATTTTAAAGTAGTAAGCCCTTTGGGTATTCGTTACCAATACACCAACACTTTCAGTGGCATCATCTGCCGCCGCCATTGTTGCCCCAATATAGGCTCTGGTAGCAATAGCACCGAAAGTAAGGATATTAAGTCTGGAAAGTTTATCTTTGATTTCGCCCTCATAGTCCTGATTGCTGATGTCCATAGCAATAGACTTTTCAAAGAATAAGGAAACTACCTTTTGTGAGAATCCTTCTGCAAGATTTGTAGCATAAGTTGACATAAATTATTTCACCTCCTATCTTTTTTTAATTTATTCAACCGTTCTTGCAGTGAAGTGTTTGGTTCTTAACTTGAATATCCTACATACTAAAGGCATTGTCAAGTGCTTATATCTTTATCTTAATCTTTCCTGCACGAACTAAACGCATATACTCAAGCGGTTTAGTAATTCTTAATGTTCTGACATCTTCAGCGTTCATACCCTCATCTGCCGGTGGGGGTGTTCCTGCTCCGCCTCCGGCATGGAACAGTGACCTTTTCTTATCAACCGGCGGATTTTCATATAAGAAAACTTTAGCCAAATCTTCCATTGGCAATCCTTTTCTTGTTGGTCTGGTAGCAAACCTTTCAAATTCTTCCTCCCTGCCAACTATGTCCGGAAATAAATCAGGTATTTCTTCAGTAACAAAAGTTTCCACCTTTTCCTGCCACTTGCGGTCATTATTAAACTGGTTGGCATTGTTTTTTAATTCCTGAACCTCTTGTGCCAATTCTTCCGACTTTCTAAGGGCTTTTTGTTCCCCAACGCTTAAATCATCCCAATCCGGATATTTTCCTCTTAAAAGGTCGTCAGTAATGTCCACCTTCTTATTCTTTTCTTCCTCAACCTTATCCAATTGGGCTTTTAATATCAAAGCCTCTTTTTGGGACTCTTTGAACTTAATTTCATAATCAATCTTCGGAGGTTCTGGTTTAGGAGGTTCTGGTGGTGGAGTTTCTTTTCCCTTAAAACCCTTTAAAAAATCATCTTCCGCTTCATCTAATTTTTCTTCAATTTCTTCTACCTTTTCCTCGGTAGCAATTTCTTCTTCCTCTTTAAGTTCATCAAGTTTGTCTATATCTACTTCCGGTTTATCTTGGATACCGATTGCTTTGTGTTTCATATTATCGTTCCTTTGTCTAAAGGAGTTTGATTAAATAATAACTTTATTTTTTAATTCCGAATTTCTTTAGTTTTTCGTCTAAATTGACACTTTCCTTCAGTTTTTCAATATCTGGACTCTCTTGTTTTTCTTTCGGTTCTACTTTTGGTTCTTCCTGTTTTTCTTTCGGCATTTCCCCCATAAGTTTTTCCCTGACCTTTTGCTCATCTACCGGTTTATCTAAGACCTCACTCAAAGTTTCTTTTTCTCCGGAAGTAAGGTAATCAATTCTTGCCTTTAAGAAAGCCCTTTGGTAATCATCCAGTTCCTCCGGCGATTTATCCAGTAAATCCCTCAAGTATATTCTGGTTTCTTCGTCTAATGTTTTTTTGTCAATCATTTTTTATATCTTGAATAAAGTCTTTCTTTGGCTTTAGTTCCTAATTTTTTAATAATCTTTTTAGTTTTCTTATAAGTTGTTTTCTCGGTTGCCTTCGGATGTTTCCGGTGAAATTCCTCATGGACAATACTATCCAAGATTTCTCCAGACTTCTTATTCTTTTTCTTTGACTTGTTAATCCGGATAACTCTTTTGGTCAAATCAATATCCCCATGACCATTCATCCGGTTATCAACTACTCTTTTCCAACCTTTCATCTTTCTTTGTAAAAACCTTCCAATGCCTCTCTTGCCCGGTCAGGAGCAAAAAGGAATTGTTCTAACATTAAAAGGTTTTTCAGTCTGGCTTTAAGATTGATACTTTCGGGAGTTGCTTCCAAAGCATCAACCAAAAGTCTTTCTACCAGAGTAATCATACTCCGGACAAACTTCTTGGTATCCTCAACCGTAACCGGTTTGCCTTCAATAACCTTCAAATGTTCTTTGTAGGTTTCTCTTTCGGCATTAGACAATTCTTCATAACCGCCGAATTTTTCAACTAAGTTATCTAACGCATTTGCCATTATTTCTTTTTTCCTTTCTTTTGAGTGCTTGGTTTCCAACCGGTTTTCCTAAGAGTCCCATAAACATAGGCATCAGCCCTTTTACCGGTAAAACCTTTTTTTCTTGCTTCTGCTCTAAGTTTTCTTTCTAATGCTTTTGGCATATTTATTCACCTTCTTTCATTGAACTGGTGGTTGAACCGGCATCTGACTGCTTGGACTTGCCATTGGCACTCCTTGATTTGGAGTGCTACCGGTTGGAGTTACCGGCATACCTCCCGGCATACCGGCTAATGCTGATACTCCGGCTCTCTTATCTTCGTCAATTATCTTCTTTATTTCATCAGAGTTCAAATCACCTATGTCAAGCAGTTTTTTCTTGATAATATCGTTTAAGGTCGCATTGTTCGGCATAAAGTTTTTAATGGCCGTCAACTTCTGAATCTGGTCTAAATCCCTTTCGGTTTTATCTTTCTTAGCAATTACTTCAACTCCATAACCGGAGGCAGTTCTCCAACTTGCCGGAGAAATAACCTTGCCAAAAGAAGTTCCTTTATCGCCTTTCTTAAACACTTTAACGGTTTGAATATCATCACCCATTGCTTCTAACAATTTGACATATTTAGTCCCAATATTAAGCCAAACATTCCGGTAGAACAAAGTCATGGATTGAATCCTCTGAAGTGCGTTTCCTGCCAGTATTTCTACCTCCCCAAGTGTAATTCTCTTGGTTTCCGGAACGCCTTGAGTGATAGAAGTAGCGGCAGATGCCTTTTCCGCCAGTTGAACCACAAAGTTAATTTCCTCCAAATTACCGGTTAATTGAGGTATCTCAATGGACTTAATCAGGTCATTTGGGTTGCCGGGAATTGGATACCAGCCCCACGCTTTAGGTTCAAAGGTCTG